TATGGAGCTGGTAACAAATGTAAACATTTACACATTGCCCCAAGAAGTTCAAACTGTGAGGCAAATTTTCCGCAGAACTTTTGGCGATTCAACTGGCCCCTTTGCATCAAATTTTGATCCATTTAGTCAGGCCAGTATGAATGTATACTTAATGAATTTTAATGTAGCCGGCGGTCTTGCCACGTATGATTTTTACAGTCAGTACGTGGAATTGGCAGGACGCATGTTTGGTGCATACATGAATTACACATTTAATACTGTGACTAAAAAATTACAATTGATCCGTGATCCTAAAGGAACTGGCGAAAGTGTGTTACTTTGGACTTATAACTATAAACCAGAATTTAATTTATTAACTGACCCACAAATATCACAATGGATTCGTGATTTTATGGTTGGCAATTGTAAAATGATTATTGGTGAAGCACGTGAAAAATTTGGAACAATTGCTGGCCCTCAAGGAGGCAGTACCTTAAACGGAACTGCAATGAAAGCAGAAGGCAAAGCCATAATGGAATTTTGTATCAATGATCTCAAGAATTATGCAGATGGATCGCAACCACTGACCTGGGTTATTGGCTAAAAATATCTAGACTATTAATTGCTGCTGTGTTACAATACATATATGGCAGATTTAATGATTGATATTGAGGGTCTAGGAACTGGTCCTGACACTACTATTCTTACTATAGCAGCTCAAAGTTTTGATCCTTTGGGCACAGGCTATTACGAGCAAAAATATTATGCTCGTGTAACTTTAGAAAGCCAAGAAACTCGTAGTATTCAACAAGGCACGATTGACTGGTGGGCAACTCAACCAGATGCGGCCAGAAACGAAGCATTTAACGAGCATAATCGTATTCCATTGGATCAAGCTTTGGATGAACTGGGTAAACTAATATGGAAAAGCAAAAGAATATGGGCACAAGGCCCAACTTATGATATGAACATATTGGAACATGCCTACAAAAGTTATAACAAGCCTATACCTTGGCAGTTTTATGCGGTTCGCGACAGTCGCACTGTGTTTGCATTGTGGCCAGGCCTACCAAAGCCTCCTACTAGTCATCATGCACTTGAAGATTGTCGTAGACAAATTAATCTTCTGCAAGAAACACTCAGACATTTAAAAGTCAAGGAACTGATTTAATGATTTTAGGTATTCTTGGTCCTGGTGGATGCGGTGGAACTTTTTTGGATTGGAGTTTACACTACCTGTCAGGAAATACAAATAATTTGGTAATCAATTTAGATTCTGACGCACGTGAACATGTAATAAATCAAACTGTACAGGCAATTGTACATGACCCTTTGCAACACAATACATCACATCTACATCAGAAAACACATCCTAGTAGAAAATCTCTAGACAAAGTAATTTCAATACTTAAAAAAAATAATTCTAACAGGTTGTATACATTTTACTATGTAGACTCAATGACAGCTGATCAGACCAGTTCTGTACACAACGATATAGTAGCCAACTATTCTGATATTCATTTTATTGATTATGTTTTTGCAGAAACTGATATTGATTTAATTTTTTGTTTGCAGTATGAAAAAATAAAAAAAACACAAGTTGAATTTGCCAACATACTGGAAAAAAAAACAAATAAAAAACTGAATGATATTGAGGTCTGGAACAAACGTGAAATTTTAAGTTTATACTATCCTGATTGTTTGAGAGGCCAGTTATTAACAGAAAAAAAATACACAAGTAAAAATAGATTATTATTGCAATTTCAAGATGCATTTTTTAAATTGCCACAGATTATGCAGAAAATTTTTCAATTTATTAATAAATCAATTGATAAATCAAGATGGAATCAGTGGCTGATGATATATCACACATGGTTGTATCGTAACAACATTGAATTCTTTAACGATCTTGATTTTATCATTGATTGCATAGTATCAAATAAAAACATATCGTTAACAAAATATAATATGACATTTGCAAAGGAAGTAGTAATAGCTAGTAAATTACTATATACACATGACATGTCATTGAGATCCACTGGTATATTAGAACTATCTGACAACACAATTCAATGGTCTGATATTTTAGAAAAAAATGTATATCATAATTTAGAAAGGCAAATATGATTATAGGTATATGCGGATTTATAGGTGCAGGTAAAGACACTATTGCTGATTACCTTGTTAATATACATCAGTTTAGGCGAGAAAGTTTTGCCAATTCCCTTAAAGATTCAATTAGTGCAGTTTTTAATTGGGATAGAGAAATGCTAGAAGGAAGAACACGTCAAAGCCGCGAATGGAGAGAACAGGTAGATGTGTGGTGGGCAGAAAGATTAGCAATACCCGAACTTACTCCAAGATGGATATTGCAACATTGGGGTACAGAAGTTTGTCGAAAAGCATTCCATAATGATATTTGGATTGCTGCATTAGAAAATAAACTACGCAACTCTAAAGATGACATAGTCATCAGTGACTGTCGTTTTCCTAACGAGATTAAATCAATCAAAGACGCAGGAGGTATTGTTGTACGTGTTGTTCGTGGATCTGAACCTGATTGGTATGACGCAGCAGTCAGTGTAAATTGTGGCCCACATAACAATTACAGATGGGCGTTGGGAATCAGATTATTAGAAAAATTGCATGTGCATCCTAGTGAATATAGCTGGGTTGGAACTAAATTTGATGCAGTAATAGACAATAACTCTACTATGGATCATTTATTTTTACAAGTTAACGATCTGGTTCAAGATCTCCAGGGCGCCAAGTCAAATCTGCCTTTGTAATCTCTACTGTGCAATTTAAACATACAGTTTTTAAATTACGTAAACTGTTGTTGTTCAAATTGCCGTCTATATGATATACTAAGAGTTGTGCTGAATATTTAGATCTGAATCCACATTGATCACATGTGGATTTTTTCTTGTAACCGGTGGATTTCCATCTTGCCACCGGTATAGGGATTTTTCGTTTTCTTTTAATACAATATTCACACAATCGTCTATATTGTATTTGCCCATTGGGTCGGTGATATGCAATAGCTCTGGCACGCTGATTGCATGCTTGACATATAGGTCTCATTGATTATTTATTATTGAACCTACTAAGTAGGGTTGTGATCTTGGGTTCTTTTATTAATTCTTGCTAAATATCTGTAACTGAAAAAGGATTTTGACATGGCTCTACTATCACCCGGCGTACAAGTTACAGTAATTGATCAAAGCAATTATATACCAGCTGCAACCAATTCTGTTCCATTTATTTTATTGGCCACTGCGTCAAATAAAGTATCAGGTGCAGGAACAGGTATAGCAGTAGGTACTACTGCTGCAACTGCAAATGAAACATTTTTGATTACAAGTCAACGAGATTTGTTGAGCACATACGGAGTTCCGTTCTTTTATAACACTGCAGCAGGAACTCCAATTGACGGCTACGAACTCAATGAATATGGATTATTGGCCGCTTATTCAGCATTAGGAGTTACTAATCAATGTTATGTTCAGCGTGCTGATGTTGATTTATCGCAACTGACTGCATCTTTGGTTAGACCTGTTGGTTCGCCACCTAACGGCACATATTGGTTGGACACAGTCAATAGTCAATGGGGAATTTTTGAATGGAACCAAGTTACCGGTGCATTTACAAATCAAATTCCAACAGTTATAACTAATACTGCTGATCTTGAATCTATGTCCACTGTGCCATTGCAAAGTTTTGGCAGTATTGGCAACTATGCAATAACTGCGACCAGTACTACCCTTCCTGGCTACTACAAACGTGGCGGACCTACCACTAGCCAAACCACTGCAACTGATCTTAGCGATTACTACAACACTTGGGTGTTGGTAGGCAGCAACGAATGGATGACTGCATGGCCTACTGTGCAAGGAACCGCTACTGGCCCTACGTTAACTGTGGGCAATAGCATTGTAATTAATGGTAGCACAATTACATTCTCTGGAACCACGGTTGCGAGTGTATCGGCTCAAATAAATTCAGCAGCCATCACTGGTGTTTACTCTGCACACATCAACAATCAGTTGCAAATTTATGCTAATAGCAGTGCAGCGTCTATGACTGGGACTGTGACAATTGCAAACGGAACAGGAACACCGTTAGCTACATTAGGTATTACTGCAGGCACATATAATGCTCCTGCATATTTGGCAAGCCCTAACTACACTGCTCCAAATTGGAGAGACACTGCAAGTCAACCTGAACCCACTGGTTCTGTTTGGCAAAAAATTAATAATGTAAATTTAGGTACCAATATTATAATTAAAAAATATAATAGTACATTAGGTACATTTGTGACACAACCTTGCCCTGTGTTTTATGGTGATGCCAATGCACTGTACGGGTTGGATCCATCAGGTGGCGGAGCCAATATTCCAGCCGGTACTACATATGCTGAAGTTAATCCATATTATACTGGATTAGATGGCAGCCAAGGCGGCACATCTGGTTTTTTAATTCTTGAAAGATTAACAACTGGACCGACTGTTATTACCGCTAATAATTCAAGTCCAGGGCCATTTACCAGTGGTAATTCTTTTACTATAACTGCAACACAACCAGGAACTGCTAACACAATCAGTCATACTGCAACTCTTGCAGGAACGGCTGCAAGTGACTTTGTTGCAGCAGTGAGTGCTGCAGCAGTACCATATGTTTCATGTAGTATTAATAGCAGTGGGGCCTTGGTATTCACACATACACTTGGCGGTGACATTGCATTGTTAAATACATCTGGAACTCCTTTAACCACTGCAGGATTCAATACAAACTGCGTTGGAGTAAGATATGCCAACGTAAATTCGTCAGCATTGATCCTTAGCAACTGGGTAGGGTCGCCTACTTTCACATACACTGCTAGTAACGTTGCACCTGATCAAAATCCTGCCACTGGACGTTATTGGTATTATAGTGCAGTAGATCAAGCTGATATTATGATTCAGTATGAAGGACAATGGGTAGGATATCAGAATTGTGACTATGATGTAAGGAATTATCCTCTTTCTACAACTAATGCCACTGGCCCACAAATTAGTCCTACTGCACCAACTACGCAGAATAACACTGCAATGAGTCCATTGGTGTATGGTGATTTATGGATAGACACCAGCGACTTAGAACTTTATCCAGTGATAAATCGCTGGCAAAATGTCAACGGTCAAGATCAATGGGTGACAATCAACAATGCTGACCATACAACAGAAAATGGTATTTTATTTGCTGATGCACGTTGGGCACCAAACGGAACAACGGACCCAGTTAGTGATCCAATACCTAGCATTGTTAGCTTGTTGACCAGCAACTATCTTGACCCTGACGCACCAAATCCTGCATTGTATCCACAAGGAACATTGTTGTTTAATCTACGAAGATCTGGATATAATGTAAAATCATTTGAGTACGATGCTTGGAATCTTGGAGCGTATCCAGCCTATAATTGGAGTTCTACTACAGCCTATGCTATTGGCGATCGTGTGATTTACGATAACATAGTATATGTATGTATGGAAGCTGGTACTAATCATACTCCTTCTTCAGTATCTGCTTACTGGAGTCAAATCACCAATAACAATACCTGGAATACTGCCAGTGGATTGCGTGTTGACGGATCTCCTTATATGGGAAGACAAGCACAACGTCAAATCATTGTAGCTGCACTAAAGAGTGCGATTGATTCAAACACTACAATACGTGAAAATCAAAATGTGTTTAATTTGATTGCATGTCCTCAGTATCCAGAATTGGCTCCTAACATGGTAGCACTAAATGATGATAGAAATGATACTGCGTTTGTGGTAGTAGACACGCCATTGCGTTTGAGCCCTACAGATGTAGTAACATGGTCTACTAACAATAGCGGACTAGGTGTAGTTACCGGCGATGGATTGTTGACCAATAGTTCATACTCTGCCACATTCTATCCCAGTTGCCAAACAA